GCGCTGCAGCTGCAGCGCGCCGGGGCCGCTGTGGCCGTCTTGGCATTCGGACAGGTAGCGCTTCATGGTGCGGCCTCGGTCACGTCGCGCACCACCTTGATGGCCTGCGTGTCGGTGCTGACCACTTGGCCCGATGGGCTGGTGAACTGCACGTCAATTTCGGCCACGCCCACGGGCCAGCCGGTGGTGTCGGTGGCGATGTGGGTGAAGGTCTGGGTCTCGACCTCGGTTTCGGGGTCGGTGGTGGTGCCGGTGTAGGTGCAGGCAAAGGCCGCGATCAGCGTGCCGTCGGGCTTGCGCAGTTCGCTGGCGATCTGCCAGTCGGTCAGGTCGACCAGCTCGCCGGTGGTCAGGTCTTTGATGGTGGCTTGGCCCACTGTGGACCATGTGTCGCCGCGTTTGTGGGTTTGCATTTTTGGGGCCGGTTTAAGTGGGTGCAGTGTGGGTGGTGGCGCGGCTCAGCTCCACCGCGTGCAGCACATTGGGGTGCATGCGCCAGGGCTCAGCGTGGCCGATGATGGCGGAGCACACCTCGCTGCAAAACCAGTGGTCGGCGTGCTCGCGGCTCACAAAGGGCAGCACAGACCGCACGCAGCCAACAAAGTCGTAGGGCTTGCCTTTGTGTTGATCCAAAAATGTCAGCACGTTGGCGGGGGTGATGTGGGGCAGCTCGACCAAGTCCCATTTGGCGGGGCTGAGTTGCATGGTCTTGGCACGCACGCCGCCCTCCGCGCCCACGCTGCTCACGCATATGGCGGGTGCGTCAAAGGGGTTGCCGATGGCGATTTCGCTGTGGCTGTAGGGGCCTTTGGTGAAAAAGCGAATCATGCGGTTGACCAAGCCCAGCGCGCCGGGCTGGGTGGATTTGTAGCTGGCCAGGTAGACGGGGGTGGTGGGCGTGGTGGTCATGGTGTGACGGCGGGTGTGGTGACGACTTCGGGGCGCACCACCAGGGCGGCCGGTTGGGTGACCACCGTGGGCGTGGCGGTGTTGTCGGTGATGCTGGTGCCCGCCAGGCGGCCAGAGTTGCCGGAGTTGGCGCCTGAGTTGGCCCCGATGGTGTAAGAGCCCGAGCCCAGCACGCCGGTGCCCGACAAGGTCATGTTGGGCGCGGGGGCTTGGATCTTGCCTGCGATGCCGACAAAGGCGCTGTTGGTGCTGATGCCCATCTGCGTGGCGTTGTCTGACTGGCGCATGCCAAGCTTGACGTTTTGACCGATCATGTACGCCTGCGTGATGGTGGGCGCCAAGATGCTGGCCCACTGCAGGGCCGTGTCGCCAGGCGAGCGCGGGGCGGCGATGGGGGCGGCCTGCGTGGCGGCGCCCGTGCTGTGGCCAGCGAGGGCCATCACGGCGGCGACCTTGGCCACGTCTGAGCCGCTGTCAGCCAAACGGCCCAGGGCTTTGTAGCGTTCGGCCTGGGCGTTGGCTGTGGCCACCGCCTGGGCGGTGGTGGCGGCGGTGTAGGCCTCGTATTGGCCTGTGGCGCAGCCCGTGAGGGCGAGCGCTGCGACGATGGTGGCGATCAGTTTCATTGTGCTTGCTCCTGTGTGAAAAATCTCAGACGCCCAGCTTGGCGCGTTCGGCCTTGGCCCATTGGCGGCACTCTTCGAGGTAGGTGCCAAAGGCCACCAGAGCGGTTTTTTCGGCGTCGCTCATCTTGTACATGCCCAGGGCTTGGCCGGTGCCGATACGCGAAAACTTCATCTCGTCTTCGGCGCTGTAGCGCGCGCGGATGCGGTCTTGCATGCGGGCGTTGATCAGGCGCACATGCGGGCTGGCTTCGCGGATTTGTTCTTTGAGTGCGTCGGGCAGCGGCGTGGGCAGCGTCTCGATGCTGTCTTTGATTTCGGCGGGCTGGTCGGCGGGCAGCTTGGCGCCATCAGGCAGCGCGGCGATGGTGCGGCCGTCTTCGAGGGTGGCGATCTCTTGGCCAGCTGCATCGCCCATTTTTTCAGGCGTAGGCAGGCGCAGGGTGTGGGTGGTTACTGAATCTGTTTGCTTGCGATAGGCGATAAGTGTTGGCATGTTGATTTCCTGACGTTGTTGATTTAAAATGAAACTCGTTTTTAAAGGCGTGAGCAATGTCTAAGTTGATCGACTTGACCGGGAAGAAGTTTGGGCGTCTTACCGTTGTTGAAATTTCTCAAAAAACCACCTCGGGATGGACTCGCTGGAGGTGCGCCTGCGATTGCGGAGGGGTGAGCATTGTGGCGAGCGTTAATTTGAGAAATGGAAATACATCGTCTTGTGGGTGCCTTAGGTCGGAGGCTGCAGCAGCGACTGCGGCAAGACGATTGACGCCAAGCAGCCCCACCGCAAACAAAACCGAATACAGCGTTTGGCGCGGGATGATTGAAAGGTGCACGAGCCCTAAGCACAAAAGCTTTTCCAATTACGGCGGGCGCGGGATTTCCGTTTGTGATCGATGGATGGTCTTTTCCAATTTCCTTGCCGACATGGGTCGGCGGCCTAGAGGGCTGACGATTGACCGAGTTAACAACGAAGGCAACTATGAACCCGGAAATTGCAGGTGGGTTAGCGCCAAAGAGCAAGGCGGAAATCGCAGGACAAATAGACTGATCGAAGTCAATGGACAAGCTGTGACTGTGACCCAAGCAGCAGAAATTCTTGGCGTGGATCGCCACAAGATCTACAACGGCCTTAGGGACAAAAACGACGCCTTCGCATACATCTAACGCCTGGCGGATGCCTTGCGTGATGGTGTATTTGTGGCAGTGCGGAAAGTGCGCCAGGTAGCCCTCGAGCTGCGTGGCGAACAGCACCAAGCGCCGGTTGAGCGAGGCCTCGCTGTGCATGTTGCGGGGCGTGTTGCTCATGCCCTGCTCCACGGCCATTGCGGGCAGGTGGGGGTGATGGCGTGCGCATTTTGGGTGCGCAAGCCCGCCTGTGCGGGTGCCTGGTTGCACGCATCAGCGCCGTGGCGCACCACAGCATCAGGGCATTCAAAGCACCCGTGCACATGCGTGACGATGTTGAAGTGGCGGGGCGCATTCATATCGCTATCGCTCATTCAACAAAGTCACAAATAAGAGGCGGAACGGAACCCAACATCGCTGCCCGAGTAGCCGCGCACACTGTTCAGACGCAGCGACCAGACCCCGGCAAGGCCGCCGCTGTCCCAAAAGCCGCCCGAAATCGCACAGAGCTGATCGGGCCGTGCGTCATACAGCCCGTCGTTGCCGAACTGGTTGGAGCCGCCTACACCGCCCAGCAGTGGCAGGCCTGCGCCCGCAAATGCCCAGGGCGTACCGCTGGTAGCGTGGCTGAGCACCTGCGCGGCTGATCCAAAATTCTTCCAAGCGGCGGCATTGGTCAGGCTTTCGTAAGTCGCCCCAATGTTGTCGTACAGGGCTGCCAAGCCGGTGGCGCCCCAGGCGTCGGTGGCCAGGGTGACGCCGCCGGTGATGGCGGCCACGTCTGCGGTGGTTTTGAGCAAGAAAAAGTGGGTGCCGTTGCTGGTCAGGCCCAGATTGATTTCCCACATGTTGCCGTTGAGGTCCATGACGCCGGACAGCTGGCCATTGTGCGAAACCTTGGCGGCGAAATTGGCGCTGCCAGTTTTGCCGCAGTTGCTGTAGCCGTCTGACACGTAGCTGATGGACGCATCGTTGCTGTCGCCCAGGGCGTTGTTGTTGCAGCCTTTCGGGAAGTTGGCATTGGGCATGTACCAAGCGCAAAACGTGGTGCTGGTGCTTGCCGATGCGTGGGCGTTGGCCAGCAGGGCCAAGGCGGCGTGGATGAAGCGGGTGTTGCAGAAAAAGCGGGTGCCACGCGTTTTGGCGGCTTGGACTGCGCCGCCGTAGATGTTGGCTGGCGCGCCGGTCAGGCCGCTGAAGGGGCTGTGGTCTGCAGCGCTGGACAGCGGGTTGCCGTTACGGAGGCTGGATGCCACGCCGTTGTTGTTGGAGCACTGGTATTTGTCAACGAAAACGCCGGGGCGGATCGAGCCCGCGTTGTAGAAGGCGCGGTGCAGGGCGTAGCCTGCAGCGTTGGCGGCGGCCAGTGATTCGTAGGCGGTGAAGGATTTCACGTCGACCACGTTGACGGCCAGGCCGTTGCTGCCCGTGCCGTATTTGTAGACGAAGGCGGGCACGTAGACCATGACGCTGCCGTCTGAAAATTGGTAGTTGCCGTAATTGGGCGAGGCGGGGTCTGTGGTGCCAGACAGGGCCACAAAGCCTGTGGGCAACTCGGGCGCGATGCCCACGCCAAAGCCTTGCTGGCCGGGGGTGCCGATGCTGCCCACGGTGCCTGCGCCGCCGCCACCGCCGAAGGTGATGCCTTGCGGGAAATTGACCGGGCCGCCGCCGAGGCCGATGATGTTGTTTGCGACGAGTGTGCTCATGATTGTGGTTCCTTGGGTGGGTGGATCAGTGGATGGACCATGTAGAGCCGTGGCTCAGGGTGACAGTCGCGCCGGGGTCGATGGCGATGGGGCCAGCGGACGCGCCGTTGTAGCCCGTGGCCAGCGTGAAGTTGCTGGTGATGCGCGTGGGGTTGATGCGGATCGGGCTGTCGGGGTTGGTGGCTTGCGCTTGGGCTGCGTAGATGCCTGCAGCGGTGGCTGCGGCTTGGGCGGAGGCTGCGTTGGCGGCTGCGTTTTGCACGGCGGCTGACGCGGCCAGGGCGGTGACGTTGTTGCTGGCGGCTTGGGCGTTGAGGGACCAGGTGTAGACTTCGTTGGCGCGCAGGCGGATCCACTCGATCACGGCCGCCAGCTGCACATTCACAAAGTTGGGCAGCCAGGCGTGGTACTGGTCGGCCCTGGCGTCGAAGTTGACGGTGTCGGTGGTGCTGGGCGCGGGGCTTGGGCAGGGGGTGACGACGGGTGGGTTGGGCACGCTCATGTGAGTCCTTCGACAGTAAAGTTAAGTAGCGATTTGGTGGGGTAGTTGATGGACGCGGGCGCGTCTTGCATGACGCCCAGGGTGACCAGCGTTTCAGAAAATTCGGGGTCTTCGCTGCCCACCCAAAGCGTGGGCACGGCGCGCACGGCGATCAGGGTGCTCCACACTTTGTTGAGCTGCGCGTTGTCGATCCACACGGTGCCCCTGAAGCCCCGGCTGTAGTCGCGCACGACCCATTCGTAGTCCCCAAAATCTGCATCCCACTCTTTGCGGCTGTAGTCGGTGATGAAGGGCTGCGCGCCAAACTCCAGACAGCCCAGAATTTGTTGGCGGCCAATGACCATGCGGCCAATGCCCGCCACGCCGCCGGTGACGGTGATGCGCACTTTGGCGGTGACGGCAAAGGGCAGGCCGGTGAAGATGGCTTGTGTCAGGCGCCCGGAAAAGCCTGCAAAGTAGTACTGCGACCAACTGGCCGTGTTGCGCTGCGTGAGGCTTTTGGTTTCGTCAAACAGCGTGACGCCGCCGGTGCTGATGACCTCGACCCGCACGCTGGTGCCACTCAGGTTGAACAGCGCGAGCGTGGTGAACACCGCACCCGGCAACACCTCGACCACCAGTGGGCTGTTGGCTTGGGTCTGGGTGCTGTTGTAGGGGTCAAACATGGCGTATTTGTTGCCCGCGCCTGCGTCCAGCCACTTGGTGGCGTCGGTGCCGGGCGTGGCCGTGTTGGCGGCAACCCGGCTGATCCAGCGGTGAGGCAGGCCGCTTTTGCCCACATACAGCACTTCGGCGTCTTTGGCGTAGGTGACGGCCGCCCAGTTGGGCGTGGGGTCTGGCGCGGTGGTGCTCAGCAGGCTGGCGGTGGTCAGCTGAATGGGCTGCACCAGGTACATGTCGCTCATGCGGCCACCTTGACTGTGATGGGGTCGTTTTGCACGCTGGTGACGGGCATGGATTGCCAGCCGCGCGTGATGCGGCGCAGGCCAGACGTTTGTTCTTGGTTGGCCGACACGCCTGCACGGGTTTCGACCCGCAGGTTGGTGACCTCTTCACGCAGGGCGCGCAGCTCTTGCAGCATGCCGGACATGCCGGGCATTTGGCCGCGAATGCCCAAGGTGCCATTCACGTTGGTGAGCGGCATGATGGCCTCGGGGCCTGCTTCGCCCATCATTCCCGTGTTGAAGCTGGTGGGCCGGGTGACGATGCCGTTGGTGAATGCCGCGCCGGTGGCAAAGAATTCAGTGCTGCCCACATCGCGCCGGAAAGACACCGGAACCGACTGGCCGGGGCCAAAGCCGCGCACCAACATGCTGTACTGACCAAAGGCCAAGTTGTTCAAGATCTGCGCGGTGGTGGCGCTGCTGGCAGCGATCTGCATCAGGTAGTTGGTCGAGTCGTACTGCAGCACGTATTGGCCGGGGAAGCCTGCGGCGCCCGCGCCACGGTTGGTCGCGGTCATAAAGCCAGTGATGGCGCTCACGGCGATGGTGCCCGCCTCGTTGTTTTGCGTGACGATTGAGCCCGAGTTGATTTCCAGCCACTTGACGAACTGCGCCGTCAAGACATTGTTGGTCTTGCTGATGTTGTCAAACACCGATCGGATCGGGTCATTCGGGTCAAACTTGACCAAGCCGCCCACGCTGATGACAGTGCCCAGCTTTTTCAGCTCGTCAGTCAGCGCGCCCGTGGCGCTGGTGTTGGCAGCGGTGTTGGCGGTGTGGGTGGCGGTGTTGCCGGTGTTGGTGGCAATGGCGGCCAGTTGGGCGCGGGCCAGCGCGGCCTCGGTGTTGGCGGTGGCCAGCGCGGCCAGGGCCTTGGTGTATTCGTCAATCAGCCGCTCTTGCTGGGCCACCAGCGGTGCGCCGATGGCGTTGGCGGTGGCTGTGGCTTCGGCCAGCTTTTGTTGGGCGGCCAGCAGCTTTTGCTGCAGCGTCTGCGCGGCCTGCGCGGGTGTCTCGATGCCCAGGCGTTCGGCCTCGGCTGCAGCCTCCAGCACACCCGACAAGATGCGGGCTTGCTCACGGGCAAACTGGCCCCGGCTGCCCGCTGCGTCACGCGCTTGGTCGCTGGCCGATGTGGCCAGGCCGGACAAACTGGCCATGGCTTCGCGGTCACCGCCAAGGGCCTTGGTCAAGGCCTTGGCAAAGCTGTCGCTTGGCGGGGTGACGATGCCGGTCACGTATTCGCGCAGCTGTTTGGCCAGGTCGCGGTACGTGGCGGCGGTCTGGCGGGCTTGGTCGGCAATCTGCTCTTGAATGCTGGCCACCTCAGACAGGGCAGCCAGGTAAGCGCTGGTTCCCCGCTCGCGCACGGCGTCTACGGCGCTTTGGGCGGACTGCACACGGTCCATGGCAGCGGCCAGGGCGCTTTGGGCCGACGACAGGGCCTCGTTGTAGCGCTCTTGCGCAGCGCGGGCGTCCTCGATGGCTTTGATCTGGTCGTACAGGCCCCGGTTGCTGGCGTCGAGGCTGTTGCGCTCGCGCTTGCGCAGTTCGTCGGTGTTGCCTTGGGCGCGCAGCAGCTCCATCTCCAGGCGCTCACGCTCTTGGCTGATGCGCTGGGTGGCTTGCTCTGCAGCAGCGGTGACCTGGTCAAAAGCGGGGGCCAAAGCAATCAGCGCGGCCCATTGGCGGCGACCGGCCTCGGTGTTGAGGTCTTGCGCCTCCACCAGCTTGCGGTATTCCGCATTCGTGGCGGGCAGGCTCAGGCCCAGCGCGCTCATTTCTGCAGTCATGCGCTTGGTGGCGGCGGCTTGCTTTTCGGCGTCCGAATAAAACTTGTCGTAGTAAGCGGACAAGCCGCTTTGCAGGTTTTGAATACCACCAGCCAAGCCCAGCAGGCTGCCCACAGCTTCGTCGCTCAGGTTGGCCAGCTGAGGCATGGCCGCGCCAAATTGCACAAACGTGGCTTGGATCTGGTTGATTTGCGCGACCACGCCCGCCAGCTGGTCCAGCGTGACGGAATCACCCAGCGCCATGAGCATGGCGTCGGCCCAGCCGGGGGTGTCTTGCATGAGCATGTCGCGCACGTCTTTGCCCACCGCGGCCATGTATTGCTTGACGCCCTCTTCGCCGTCTGCAAATGTCTTGGGTGCCCACTTGCTTTGGCGGCTGTCCGCCCAATTGAGCAGGTCTTTGCCGCCCTTGGAAATGATCAGCGAGCCCCATGCGCCGTCTTTGGATGTGTCATCGGCAAAGGCGGTGGCGGCCCCGTAACCGGCGGTTTTGCCAAAACTTTTGGCAGTCATGTCCAGCAGGCCCACAATGCTTTGAGTCATGCTCGCAGCCATGTCAGCCGTCTCAGCGCGCTGGTAGGTGAATGCAAAGCCGGTGCGCGCCTGGCTGATGTTTTTCTGTGTGCCCTCGGCGGCGCTGTAAGACGCGGAGCCCCCGGTGTGGATGGTGCCGCTGGTGTCCAATTTTTTGCTGATGGCGTACAGCGCGGCAATGCCCAAAGCAATGGGGCCCAGCGCGCCCGCGATCGTGCCCAGGCCGCTGGCCAAGCCGCCCGAAAACAGCGCGCTGCCCGAACCCAGCAAGCCGGTGACCGAGCCGCCCGCGCCCCAGGCGGACAGGCCCGACATGACGCCGCTGCTGAACATGGCACCCGCGCCGCCCAAACCCAGGGCGTTGAGGCCCATACTGGCCATGTCGCCCATGCCACCCATGCCACCCATGCCACCCATGCCGCCCGCAGCCGCTTGGCCAGGGCCACCCAGGCCCAGCGCACCCAAGCCACCGGACACGATGCCTTGGATCTGGGGGCGCAGCACCATGGTTTTGAACATGTTGACCAGCGTGTCGCGCATATTTTGCGCAAAGTCTTTGCCGGATTCAAACCCGCGCATGAGGGCGTCGGTGATGGTGTCTTGGATCTTGTCGGCGGCGCGTTGCCAGTCTTCGACGGCTTTTTTGGCGGCATCGGCGGCGATTTTGGCGGCCTCGACTGAGGCTTGCGCCTCTTGGCCGCCCGCAGTCAGGCCCCGCTTTTTGATCAGTTCGTCGAGCTTGTTGATTTGTTGCTGCATCTGCGCTGTGACGGTGCCCATGGCGCGGGCCTCTTCGTATTCGGCGACGATGCTCGATTGGATGGCGATTTCGTGGTCCAGGCGCTTGAGGCGCAGCGCGTCAAGCTGCTCGGTGGTTAGGCCGATTTCCTCGTTGTGCAGCGCCATGGCTTCGTTGGATTTGCGAATGGCGTCGATCTCGCTTTGCGCCGAGTCGATGGCCTTTTGGTCCATGTCGATCTGGGCCTTTTGTGCTTTTTCGCGGTCTTCGGCGGCCTTTTTCATGAAGGGCTGTTGCTCAATCAGCTTGGCCTGAGCGACGGCCAGCTGGTCGGCGCTGAGGCGGCCCGCGCCAAATGCGGCGGCCAGGGCGTCCCACTTGCTGGCAAAGTCGACGGACATGCCCGCCTGTGCGGCGATGAATGAGTCGCTGAGCTTGACGCCCTCTTCCACCAGCTTGGCTTGGGCTTTGCGCTCTTCTTCGGCTTGGCGCAGGCGGGCTTTGTGGGCTTCTTCGGCCAGCTGCTTTTGGCGCTGCGTGGCTTCAAACTGCGCGCGCGCTTGGGCCTCTTGCAACAGCGACAGCTCTTTGAGCTCCGCTGACGCCTTGGCCACGCGGGGATCGGAAAAACCGGCACCACGGCCGCCAAAGCCCGCGACGGTGCTTTCAAAAGTCTTGAGGTCGGCCAGCGCCTTTTCGTTGTCCAGGTCGAGCTTGATCCTGATGTCTTTCATCTTGGAAAAATCCAGACTGATCAGCGCCTTGGCTTGCTCATAAACGGCGGTCAGTTCGCGCCAGATGCCCTGGAACACAAACACCAGATTGGCCCCCAAAATGGAGACCGTTTCAATGGCTGTCTTGAGCGCCTTGCCCAAAAACTCAGCCACCGGAGAGCCTGCACTTTGCGCACCCAAAAACGCTTCGGCCAGGCGGTTGAGCGTGGGCACAAGCTCTTGGGCCAGCGACGACATGAAGCCCTCGGAGGCCATGCGCATTTTGGTGAGGCTGTCATTGAATGCGGCGGCTTGGGCTGCAAAGTCATCACTGACCACTGCGCCCAGGCGCACGGCTTCGTCGTGCAAATTCTCCAGGCCGTCCGCGCCCTGGTTGAGCAATGGCACCATGTCCATGCCCGCCTTGCCGAACACGTCCATGGCCAGCGCGGCTTTGGCTGGGCCGTTTTGCATGTCGCTGAAGCGGTCGGCCAGGTCGCGCAGCACTTCGTCGCTGCCACGCATGGCCCCTGAAGATTTCTGCACGCTCACGCCCAGGCGGGCAAAAGTTTCGGCTTGCTCTTTGCCGCCCACGGCGGCGGCGTACATGTTTTGGCTGAGCTTTTGCAGGCCCTTGGTCATCGACTCCATGGGTGTGCCTGTGGCCTCGCCTGCATAACGCAGGCTCGACAGGCTTTTGGCGGCGATGCCGGTTTTTTCGGCCAGGTCGTCCATTTGGTCGGCCAAGTTGATGGCGTTTTTGATGGCCACGCCAAACGTGGCACCGCCAGCAGCGGCGGCCAGCAGGCCAAAGGCGCGCTGCGCCCCTTCCACGGCGCCCCCAATGCGGCCCATGGCGTCGTCAACCACCTTGCGGGCGCGGTCCATGTCTTGCTGGATTCGCGCCACGTTGGCAGCCATCTCGATGACCAGCGTGCTGACTACTGTCATTTGCCGTTGACTTTCTTGGCCAGCGCTTTAAATGCGCCTGCCACTTTGGGTTTGTGTTGCTGTTGCTCGCCCTCTGGTGACCAGGGGGCTTGCGGGGTGTCGTTGCTGGTTTGGCCTGCATAGGCGCTGCTGCCCGTGCGAATGGCGGCAAACTCCCATGGGTCGAGCGGGGTTTGGCTCAGCCGTGACCAGGACTCGATCTCGGTCGATGTCAGGGGGCCGATGCCCATGCCGCTGGGCATGCACCAGCCCAGCTCGTGCAGCCAATGAATGATTTGTTGCGCTTCCACTGGGGGAAGCTCGGGGGTCTCGCCCCGGCCCGTGATCTGTTCAAACCGGGTGGGCTGCGGCTCGTCGTCTTCGCTTGGCTTGCCCGGTTTTTTGGGGCGGCACTGCAGCCAGGCGAGTTGCCGGGCGTACAGCGCCACCTCGTTGATCAGTTCGTGCCGGCGCTCTTGGTAAAAAGCTGTTTGTTGGCCAGCGCGGCGTCGACCTGGTCGGCAAGCCAAGCCATTTCAGGGTCTGCGTACAGCGCCAAGGCTGTGGCTTCGCTGTGGGGCACGGGGCCGTTTTCGTCGGCGTAGCCTTCCCAGCCCAGGGTGAACTTGGCCAGGTTGGCGGCGCGCTCTTTTTCGGTTTCTTCCGGGTCTGGCAGCTCCACTTGGCCATTGCGGCGGGCAGATGAAATCATCTTGCGCTGCGCGGCGTGGGCCACGGCTTTGCGCACGGGGTGCATGGGGCCAGCCAGGATGATCTTGACGCCGGTGGGCTTGCCGTCGGGGTCTTTGATCTCGAAGGGGAAGGTGTCGAGCGTTTTGATGCTGCGCAGATTGAATGACATGGTGTTTTTTCCTTGCGGGTGGGGGGGGTGAAAATGCCCGTGCCCAGCCGGTGCTCCACCCGCAAAGTGGAGACACCGGCTGAGTCGGTGCACGGTTTGGCGCGGGGGTTTAGACCGCGTTGAAGACGACGAAGGTGTCGCCAGTTTTGGGGGCGGTGACGCCGATGCTGTAAGGGGCTTTTTTGACATCGCCAATGCCGCCGTACTGCACGCCGGATTTCATGACCTTGCCGGTGAAATACACCTTGTCGCCGTTTGCCTCAGTCACCTGGAAGGCGTAGTCGTTGGCCGACTTGCGGGCGGCGGTCATGAGGGTTTGGCCAGCGTCATCGCGGTCCAGGGCGACCATGATTTCGACGGTGACGGCTTCTTCCACACCTTTGAGGGTGCTGGTTTTGCCGGTGCACATGTTGGCGAAGCTGATGGCCGCGTGTGTAGTGGTCAGGTCGCCGATGGATTCGAGTTCACCGATTTGGGTGAACGTGAGGGCGGTGAAGCCTGTGTTGTCGTGGGTGGTGGGGAGAGCGGCAGAGACTGCGATGCAGGTGCCGACGGATGCATTGATCGTCATGGCTAAAGTCCTTTGAAAAAGAAAAACCCGCATCGCGGGCAAAAAAAACAGCCGCCAGGCTTTGAGTTCTGGCGGCTGATCGGGGGGGCGCTGGTGGGCGCGCTATGGGGTGCTTGCGGGCGGGGGTGCTTCGTAGATCACAAAATAATCGGCGGGCTTGGTCCACGCGCCTGTCAAGTCGTCTTTGCTGGTGTTGCCCATGCCTTCGTACACGCAGGCCTGCAGCTTGAGGGTGCCCACCGTTTGGGGGGCGTAGTTCTCAAGCGTTTGGCGCACCAGGGTGTGCAGGTCCAGCATGGCGCGCACGGTGACGGCCAGCGGGTTGATTTGCACGCGGGCTTTGTAGGCCTGCCCGGGCTTGCACATGCGGCCCAGCGGGTTGTCGCTGATGACGCTGTAGGCAATGGCGGGGTAACCCACGTCTTGGGGCAGCTGCACCAGGGCAATGCGCCCGCCGGTGGCTTGCACCAGCGCGGGCGCTTGCATGAGGGTGGCGATCAGGTCTTCGGCGTACATGTCAGCGCTTGGCCTTTGCGATTTCTTTGGGCAGGCGGTCGCGGATGTATTGCACGGTGGCGTCGATTGCCGCGCCGTTGGCCCGGTCAAACGCGGGGCGCATGAAGGGCTGGGGCTTGATGCCGGGGTGGATGACTTGGCCGACCATGGTGGCGCCAATGCGCAGAGCCTTGCGCTTGAGGTTGTTTTTCAGCTCCTGGCCTTTGCCGTCTTTGGCTTTGATCAGGTAGGGCTTGCCCACGGTGCGGCCGGTGCCGGTGTAGTGGCCTGCGGTGCCAAACTCGACCCAATTGGCCGTGAATGCCTTGCGGCTGCCCGCCACCAGGTGCATGCGCACCCAGCCAAACTTTTTGCTGCGGGCGCGGTATTGAATGCGGATACTGTCTCGCAAGTCGCCTTGGTCCACCGGTACGCGGGTCTTGGCTTCGCCCATGATGACTTTTTGCCCCGCACGCAGCGCACCACGCATGATGTTTTGCTCGATCTTGCCGGGCAGCTGCTTGAGTAGGGCATCCAGTTCGGCCAAGCCTGATATGTTGAGGGTGCTGTTGGCCATGGGTCAGCGCTTGCGCGATTTGGTGACGTGCGCGGGGGCGGTGTCTGCCTCGGGGGCTTGCTCAGTGGCTTGTTCGGTGTTCCCGAATTCGGCTTCAGGAACATCGGCCGGCGCTTCACGCTCCACCAAAATGCCCACAGCCAGGTAGTCGGTCACCAGCTGGGGGCTGAAAGCGCCCCGGGCCACATCACCCTTGGCAAAGGTGCCATGCTGGTTGCTGCAGTTTTTGGCAAACACCAGGTGTCGGTTTTTAAGAGCCATCAGCCCCTCCTTCGGTTGCGTCAAAGACAAGCCAGCGGCCGCCCTCGTTGATGTTGCGGGGAAAGCCCACGATGTTGAAGTGGCGGCAGCCCCAGATGATTCGGTAAGAGCCGTCCACCATGGCCAGGCCTTCATGCCAGCGGGTGGTGATCACATGCGTTTGGCCGCTTTGCATTTGTGCGGCGGCCACGCGCTCGTTGCTGCCCATGGGGCGTATGCCGGCCCACACGGTGGCCACAGGTGCCCATGCGTGGGTGCGGTGGCCGAATGTGTCTTTGGCTTCAACGGGGCGCTCGATGGTGATGCGCTTGTTGAGCTTTTGACTCGATTGCATTTAGGTGCCTTTGTTGCGGTGGCGGCGAAGGATGTGCGTGGCCGCGGTGCGCTTGCTTTCGCGGTTTTGTTGGTCGTTGTCGCCCACGGCGGCGTCGGCCAGCATCATCATGGCGGCGTGAATGTCTTCGGTGACCACGATGCCCCGGGCCGCTTCGGCTTTGGCTTCGTCGCCCACGGCGGCGGTCACGGCGGCGGTGCGTTCGGCGGCGCTGGAAAACAGCTTGCCGTCCAGGTACACCTCGGCCTCGGCCACGGCTTCGCCCAGGGCGCGGTCGAGGTCTTCGGCCAAGTCGCTGTCAATGCGCAGCCGCACCATGGCGGCTTCGAGGTTGGGTTTGATGGTCATGGGGTGTTTGGGGTTTGCCGTGGGTGGCTTCGCTTGGCAATGGCCGCCCGTTGGGGTGGCCATCACGAAACGCGCTGATCGGGTCAGCGTGGGGGCTTATTCAGCGCCCTGCTCGGTGGTCTTGGTTTCGTCTGGTGCTGCAGATTTGGCCTTTTTGCCGGGCTTTTCTGCGGCTTCGCCCACGATGCCCAGGCGCTTGTAGTGCGCAAGGGTTTGATCGTCGTAGTCGCTGGGCATGGTGTCGCCCGCGTTGATCATGCGGCCCTGGCCGTCCATGTAGCTTTTGGCTGCTTTGTGCATGGCGTTCTCGCTTGGTTTGGGTTGACTGGCCCCGGCTTTGGGCCGGGGCGGTGGTCAATCCGGGTTATCAGGCAGGGAATGCACCCGACACGATGGCGGCGGGGCGCTCGACGGTGAAGCCCAGGCGCTCTTCGCAAAGAATAGCGACCATGTTCTTGATGAAGAAGTCGGCGTGCTGTTCGGCCACGCGCACGGTGACTTCTTCGCGGTCCCAGATGGATGCGGCCATCGAGGAACCGGCCAAGAAGTTGTTGGCGGCCAAGCTGTGGCTTTCGACCACGCGCTTGCCCCAAATGCGGGGGCTTGCGCCGTCTGTGGGGCTGCCGAAGATGTAGGCGCCGTCGGTGGTCTTGGCCATTTGGATGGCAGCCCACGCCTCGAGGCTCAACACCGCAAAGTCTGCGGGGTACAGGGCCTTGGATGCCTGCAAGAAGGCCCAGCGCAGGTGGTCGATGCGTGTGGGGTTGGCAGGGATGCCGGTGGCCACGTAGGCGGTGGCCTGTGGCACCAAGCCCAGCAGGTTGCCGTTGGTGCCGTCACCAAACATGAGCTGGGCGTCTTCCTTCAGCTTCAGGCCGTAGCGCAGTCGGCCGTCGATGATGCCTTGCAGCTGGGGCGCGTCGGCCAACACTTGGCGGCTGGCGGGGATCCAGTGCGCCAGCGTAGTCACGGCGCTGGTCATCTTCTCGAAGGTGATGCCCGATTCGTTCTTGGCTGCGCCTTCGCTGGCTTGTGGGCCTGCGTTGTTGGTGAACAGTTTTTCCTTCACCCACTCGATGGCGTTGGTGCTGATGCTCACGCTCATGAACAGATCACGCACGGTCAAGGGTGTTTCGGGGCCCATCATGACACCGGGGACGCGGTAGGGCTCGATCAACACACCCGCGCTGCCTGCGGCGCTGGTGCTGGCGGCTTTGGCGAACAGAGGGCCGTTGTGCTCCACCAGCACGGCGTTGCCGCCACGGTAGGACTTGGCTTCTTCGCTTTCAGCGGCCAGTTGGCCGATGGATTTGCGTTGCTGGCCTTGCTGCATCATGTTGGCGGACTTTTGGGCCAGCTCGGTGATTTCTTTGTTCAGCTTGTCCAGCGTTTCTTCGTGCTTGGCGACCTTGGCCACGGCGTCTTGGTAGGCGGCTTTGGTGGCAGCATCAACGGCGCCGTTCTTGAGCTCTTCGTGGATTTTGTTCACACGGCCGTCCAGGTCTTCGTGCGATTTGCGCACTTGCTCGACAGTTTCTTTGGCGGCTTTGGCGGTGTCGGTCAGCTGGGCGAGCATTTTTTGCACGTCGCCGCCGATTTCACCGGCAAATGGCACCATGCCGATGCCGATGGAGGCCAGCAGCTCAGGCGAGACCAAGGGGGTGCCAGCAATGGCGAAGCCAGACAGGACGGCCAGAACGGCCACAAAAGCGATTTTGAAAGAGTTTTTCACGGGGGTTTCCTTAAAAGGTGAGGTGGTTTTGAAGGGACTTGAGTGCGTCTGCCAGCATCGCGCTGTCCGAGGGGTCACCATCCCGGTGCCCACCCAGCGACTTGAAGCCGCCAGAGGCCAAGGCCTTCGCCTCGTTCTGGCTGTATCCGAGGCCGCGCAGTTGGGCCTCGAAATCTCGGATGCTTTTGACGGCGTCCACCTTTGCAAGTGGGTTCATGCCAAAAGCCACAATTGAAAATTCCCAAAGTTCAGCGGCTTTGATGACGCGCACGAACTTGCCGCTGCGCTCTTCGTAGTCCGAGCCGTCTTTCAGGATGTTGAAGCCGACCGACAGGCCGTCCATCACGCCGTCTTTCATGAGCTGGTACACGTCTTTGACGTAGCTCACGCCCAGGCTCAGCTTGCCTTCGACCCACAGGCCGTGGTCGTCTTGTTTGTAGGTGGCTTTGCCCGCCAGCTTGCCCATGCTGTGGTCGATGGCGATGCGCAGCTGACCGTCAGCGGTGGTCTTGGCGCTTTTGAAGGCGCCGGGCTCGATGACGTCATAGCCCAGGTCGATGTTCCCAAAGACGGCGGCGTATCCGCTGAAGGTGCCGTCTTCTTTGGCGCTTTTGATTTCAAGGGGGCAGTGGATGCGGTCCATGTGTGGGCCTCACGGTGCGGGGTTGTTGTTGGGTTGCTGGATCTGGCGCAGCAGGTCGCTGGGGGCCATGTTCAGCGGCACATGCAGGTCGTCTGCGCCGTCGCGGGTGTCCATGTTTTCCAGCGTGCGGATTTCGTTTTGGCTCATGGCACCGGCGGTGCGCATGCTCACGTAGTACTGGGCGCGCTGGGTGGTGTCGCCGCGCAGCAGGCCGCGCACGTCAAATTCAAAATACATGCCCTGGCGGCGCTCGGCGTCGGTGAGCAAGCAGCTTTTCATGGCTTGCTCGATGCGCACCAGGTAGCTCAGCAGGGTGTAGTCGAGGAAGTGTTTGTTGGCTTGCTCGGTGTTGTTGTAGCTGGCCTTGTCCATCTCCATGAGCATGTGCAGGGGCACGCGGTAGATGCGGGCGATTTCGGCCACTTGCAGCTTGCGCGATTCCAGGAATTGCGCCTCGTTGTTGGGCGTGTTGACGGTTTGGTACTTGAGGTTGTTTTCCAGCAATGGCAGCTTGCCGGTGGACCAGCTTTCGGCCACGTATTTTTGGAAGTTCTCGCGGATGGCGTTGCGCTCAGACGCTTTGAATTCTTGCTCGGTGGTCAGCACGCCAGATGGCCGGGCACCAGACCCGAAGAATTCAGAGGCGTATTTTTCAAGGGCGCGGGCCAAGCTCAGGCTGTTGCTGTGCAGCTTGTGCGGGGCGTAGCCTTCCAGGCTGCCCACGCCGCCAAAGCCCCTGATCGGCAAGATGTCGGCGCGCTTGAGTTCCAAGCTTTTGCCGTTCTTGTCGGTCATGTCGTAGTGGATGGAGCCGTCGCGGTTGATGACGGGCTTCACCCGGGATTTGTGCACCGGCTGGATGCTGATCACCCGCTTGGTGCTGTCCATGCGGTTGACGTAGTTGTAAGACTGGCCCATGGTGGCCAAGCTCACGACCATGGCCTCTTTCCATTCCACGGCTGTCATGTATTCGTTGGGCATGTCGTGCACCAGCGGGTACAGGGCGTGATCGGTGGCGCGTTCGCGGCCTTTGTTGGTCTTGCGGTACAAGTGCAGGGGCAGCGTGCCCACGGTTTCGCTGATCAAGCGGATGGCGCTGAAGGCGGCGGCGATCTGCAGCTGCGTGTTTTCGCTCACAGGCACCTTGGCCCAGGTGGACTCCACGCCAAGCACCTCCCAGCCTTGGGGCTCGGTCAGCGAGAGGTCCACGCCTTTCATGGCCCAGCTCAGGGCGGCGCGTTTTAAAAAATTCATTTGGCGAAGCTCTCAAAAAAGCTGCTGGTGCCGTTTTTGGCCGTGCCAGCGTGACAACCGACCGCCATCACGGCAGCCACGATCAAGTCGATGCGGCCCGTGGCCTTTTCTTTGCTCAGTTTTCGGTTTTCGGCATCGTCACTGGTGGTCACGGCGTTGGCCGCGCACCAGGTAAACACCGGGTTGCCGGGGTGAATCACCCGGCCATTCAACAATTCAGTCTCAAACGCCTCGATGGCAGGGCTCATGTCTTTGTAGCCCTGACCGAATGGCGTCATGCTGGGCAGGTCGATGTCGTTGTCATCGGCCATGGACTTGAGGTCTTCGATGCGCCAGCGGTCAAAAGCGACGGCCTGCAGGTCAAAAAACCGGGAAATCTCGACCAGTTTTTTCACGATCGCCAGCTTGCTGATCGCTTTGCCGGGCGTCGTGTCCAGGTAGCCGCCCGACTTCCACGCCCGGTAGGGCACGCGGTCTGTTTTTTCCTTCTGGTCCAAGCCCTCATCGGGCAGCCAGCAAAAAGGCACCAGGTGCCACGGGTCGCCCTCGTTTTCGGGCTCCACCAGCAACACCAGGCCGGTCAGGTCGGTGGTGCTCGACAAATCAAGCCCCGCCCACGCCCTGCGGCCTCGCAAGTCACGCCAATCGAACTCTCGCTGCGCGTCCAGCCACACATCGGCGCTGATCCAAGGGTTGGCAGCGTCTGTCCACTGGCAAAAATTCAGGCGGCGCACCAGCGCTTCTTTGCTGGGCATGCCCCGCGCCTCGGTCACCTGTTCGCGCAGGTATTTGATGCCCGGCAAGTTGGCCGATTGCAGCGACGGGTTGACCTTGGGCCAGCACTTTTCATCCCTGAATGGGTCGTCTTTTTCGTCCAGGCCACACACGTAGCCAAAGAAACCATCGTCTTCCAGCAGCCCCGCCGACACCTTGTTGGCGTAATCGTGGTACTGCCAGCACGGCCCGGTCTTGTTGGACCCGCTGTTCGTGATCATGAAGATCATGGCCTGGCGGCGGCTCTTGGTGCCGGCCCGCATCATCTCGACCACCATGTTGTTGCGGTGCTCGTGGATCTCGTCGATCAGTGCGATGTGTGGGCGCGGGCCAGACTGGCCATCGTCGGCGCTGATGGGCCGAAAGAAGCCGCCCGTGCTCAGGAAGGCCAAATTCCAGATGTTCTGCCCGGTGCCGCTCGATGTCAGCCGCTGCTTGAGCGCTGGGGACTGCTGCCACATGGCCACCGCATCGCGGTAAAGCACCATGGCCTGATCTTTTTTGGTCGCGGCGGCGTAGATTTCGGCCCGGGCCTCGCCGTCTGCAGTCAGGCCGTACAGCCCAACACCAGCGGCCAACGGGCTTTTTCCGCTGCCCTTGCCGGTTTCGACGTAGGCCACACGGAACCGGCGAAACCCGTCCACCGATTTCCAGCCAAACAGGCTGCCCACGATGAATTTTTGCCAGAGGAGCAGCTCAAAAGGCGCGCCCTCAAACTCGCCGCCGTTCAGGCGCAGCACATCGCGGTAAAACCCGATGGCGCGAAGCGCGGCCTCTTTGTCGAAATACAGCCCGCGCTCAGCGCCCGTTTCAAGGTCACGCAAGTGCCTGGCACACGCCCCGCGCACATGCGGGCCAGCGATGATCTTGCCGCTGGCCACGTTTTGGGCGTAATAGCCCACGGGATCAGTGGAAATAGTTCTCTGCTGGGTCTTTTTTCTTGTCGCCATCGCCAAAAAGGCTTGCTTGCGGGTTGATTTCTACGCGGGTTCGGTCCTGTGGGGTGCCCCCAAACTTACCAAGCCAGCCGGTCAGCTGCTTGGCGCTCATGCTTTTGACCAGCGCCCAGGGGTTGATGTGCTCACCAACGGCCACAATCTCGCCGTCTTTTTCGCGGTAATTCGCCTTCACATCGCTCTCGCCAGTCTTTTCGACGGCGCGGCGGTAGTCAGCGGCGGCAATGCACATCGATGCAAAGGCCAAAACGTCGATCTCGGTCAGCAGCCGGGCCTTGCGAAACTTGGGGGCTTCTTCACGCCACACCGCCTGGGCCTTTTCAGGCAGCCACTCAGGCGGGCTCAAGTCCTGCAGGTAATCCGGGTCCGGCTCGCCTTTGGGCGCAGCCCGCTTGCCCGGATTGCCCATGGCAGCCTTGACGCTGGTCGGTTTTCGAGGTCGTCCCATGGGGTAAATCTCATGTTTGACCTAACCCCCTCCCCCTATCGATATTGCGGGTCTGCGCAAAGAGG